CACAACTACATAGCAATAAACAAGCAACGAATAGCAATCCTTTCATTTTTTTAACTCCCAAATAATTTCGAATAAATTTCTTGAGGTGGTTTCCATATGTGCAAACAAAACGGATGAGCATTAACATAATTAACTTTTTCAGGATGAATTTGTATACACGCTTCGTCATCATTCCAAAAAATACTTTTAACGTGGCACATCTCAGCCCATGTTGGGCAGCGTGTTAATAAAGAAACCGAAACATGTTCCCACCCTTCATCTATCGACGATATTACCTGCAATCTATCCCTTTTGTAGGGAATGATAAAAGTTAAATGTGGATATTTTTTAAATAAATATCGTTCTGGAAAGTTCATTCTACTAACCTATATTTACAACATCTTTTGCAAAATAAATGTTTGCTGGATGACTCAAACTTATGCCAAACTTGAAGATAGTTAGAATCTTCAAAATCAAAATCATGTCCCCATAAAAAACACCAAATTCGTTTTAACATTATTTGTTGAACTCTTGAGTTAACCAATCATTAAGGCAGCATATATCGCAAAAATGTTTATCGTCATCTAGTGGGTCTTTAGCTACGGTATCAAACTCTTGGTCTTTGGTTCTGATTAATTCCGAAGTTAAATGTAATCTGTAATTAGTAGCTAATTTTGTATATCTCAAATTAGCTTCGCACCAATCGCAAAGAATTTCTATTTTATACGTCATTACGTTATTACCCATTCATGGTTTTGGTCAGGTATAAAAACCAAAGAAATAGATACGCCGTGAGCTTCTTCGGATTCATCACCAGCTGGCTCGAAAGTATGTTCTTTAATAATCCAACCACCAATGACTTTGGCTCTAAAAGTATTAGTCCATCCAGAAAGGGTAACAGTACTTTGATTAATTCTTTCCCATTTAAATTTCATAATATCACCAATATTTACTAACAAAATGAACAACAACATAAACAACAAAAGCCCACCACATAAAAGGCAATAAAAATATAAAGCCAACAATGGCAAGCATTAATGAGTTTAATATGATGTCTCGGGTTTTTTTCCAGTAATAAGTTATTTTTCGCCATGCAATAGAATAATTTATGTTTCTTATGAGTCTTTCTATTTCTTTTTTTATTTCGTTCACTTTCGCGCATCCAATTCGTCGTTAATGCACATGAGGCATTCAGCCATCACCCGAAAAGCTCTTATGCTTATGATAGGGTCGTAAGCAGACATTTCTAGCAATTGTCTTAATCTGCTAAAAGCTCTTTGTCGTGCTGTGCCTTCTGTTTGTTCTTTGTAAGCCCTCAATTGACTATTTTCTTTTTTTAATCTGGTGATTTCTTCTTGTAACTCTAGCTCTGTCACGTTATCCCCTTATTTTTAATCTTTTTTTAGGACATGAGCTAAATCGGCTTTAAGTTTTCCTTTTGTTAATTTCTCTATTTTTAATTGTGTCATTATCGGGATATATCCGATCTTCTTCCAGTTTGCCCAATTTTGGTGAGCCATGTTTATTTGTTTTTGGAGCTGATAACTGGTACCAAAATAATTAATTACATCGTCTAACGTCATTTCAAACCCCCAGTGTGTGCAAACTAATTTACATCAAAACCCTTTACCTGTCAACGCAATTATGTAACAATATCATGTAACAAGAATAACAAAGGTTACAAATGGATGCTCACGAAGTACAAAGCTTAATGATGGGATTTACAGGAGGTTCTATAGCTTCAATAGCAATGTTTTTAATGGCTGAGAAATATTGGAATAAATTTTTCAAACAAAAAAACTTGCTTCAAAATGATTTAACAAATTCGTTAAATTATAAAAAAATGTATGATGATATTGTACAAATAAAAATGAGATTATGTTCTTTGGAAACAATACAAAATAATAATTTTGATGATTTGCATTAAAATAAATTGTGTTTTTGTATCTTTTACGCAAAAAATATAACTATTTTTGCTGTTTAATTAAAATAGACTTTAACTAAATATTATGAACAAAAACGTTATATTGTTTCCAATAAAAAAAACTTATATTTTGCGTGAAGCCGAAAAGCTATATAACAAAACTATAGAAGTCTATGGCAAACAACGTTGGCATAATGGGTTTCATGTTGGTTTTGCATTAGGTTGTTTGCTTTCTACCATTGCAAGAGAAGGCTTGTTTTATCTATTTCATATTCTCAAATAAGATTTAAGTGTAGCTATTCCGTGGTCAACACCTATGACCATTTCACCAAAATAATTTTGAAGTCGCATTAATTTTAAAAATTCAATTTGTCCGTCGTGATGTTCTTGATTGCTTTTAGTTACTTTGTAGCCGTCTGGTTTAACTTCAATCCATGCACCATGATAAGGTGCTATAGGATAAGCCAACAGAAAATCACTTGCTTTAGGCTGAAAACCGGCTTTTATTGCAGTAAATAAACCACCGCCTTTGAAAGCACCTTCATTTCTGATTTTAACGACGTGTTTTCTAGCTTCTGGATTTTGCCAAGCAAGCCATTCTAATATTGCAATTTGGGTTTTTGTTTCTTTGTATATTGCCATTAATATTTGCCATATTTTAGACGATTAGCAACATCTAAAGCGCGAGTTGATTTAACATCATGCGCCCATTTGCTAGCTAATAAATGCTGAGAGGCCAAATCATATTTTTTTTGGGTCATCAAATCAATCATTCCTCCAGATTTAGCAAACCCTAACAATCCATCAACGCCCATTGTATAACATAGCTCAATCAAAACACCTTGTCTTATAGGGTCTTGATTGTTATACCAGCTATATTTTTTTAATTGGTCTATAAAAGTATTGACTCGATTGTTCAATAAAAACAATCCTTCGTCTTTTGTAATTCCGCAATTCTTTTTTTCGTCAACACAAGTGCCATAGCCTAGCGTCCAATATCCGTAAATATCTTGATAGACGCTAGATCTAAAACTTTCGCCCGTAATAATACGGCCTTGTAGTTGGGAATCCATGTTTAACTTACTGGATTTTTTACGGCAACATGTTCTTGTTGTGCTTCTGGTGAAGCTACATCACTAATAGCACTTGCGGCAGCATCAACGGCATCTAATACGCCAGCAACTGGGCTTTCTGGTGCGATTGCATCGGCGGTTTTAGTTGCCATGTCTAGCCATGTTTTAGACTCGTTTAAAGCACCTAGCAAAGCATTGTGATTAGCTAAATGTTGTTTTAAGTTATTTTCAAGGTTGTTATACCCGTCAACACTTTTAGCGATTAATCCTTCAAGCGTTTTAATTCTTTGAGTAATCATTGTAAGATTCATGTGTTATCGTTCCTTATAAGTTATAGCTATTAAACATGCCCATTAACAATCGAGCATGTTTAATTTTACATATTTTTACTAACAAACCAAGTAACTGATTAACAATGTACCGTTTAACGCAGTAGCAGCAGTATTGTTATAAATGGTCAATGTTGCAGTTCCAGCACCTGGAGTGACTTTTAATGTGACATTTTCAGTGGTATTTGTTCCGCCTGAGATTGTCAAAAGAATTGTTGATGTTGCCGTAATATGGGTGTTTGTCCATGTAATGGCATAACTAGCAGCTCCGGCAGTTGTCAAAGCTGAAGTTGTAATAACCCCAGATTGTCCACTTGCAGTCACGGCGTTTGCGGCTTCTGTGCCGTTAACTTTAGCAAAGTTTAATTGACTATTAGCCAACATTTGTTGAGTTCCACCAGTCAACAAATAATTAGCTGCCCCCACACCTGGATCAGGAATTGTTAAAACTGTTGCCTGTCCAAAAGCCGCGTTTGTTGTTGAACAAGCATAATTACCGGCATTGTTACTAGCAAACCATTTGTGAGAACCTAAATTCAAACCTAATGGGTAAGATAAAAAACCACCAGCAACACCGTCATAACCTGCCTGCAAATCGTCATCATTTACACCAACTGTTGGTCTAGCTTCGCCAACTGTTTGTAAAGTCTTTTCTAATAATGTCATCTCAAAAACTCCTTTTAGTTATAAAAAATAAATCTCGTAAAAGTATATCACTATACTAGATATGTTCCTGATACAAATAATTGTGTTGTATTACTAAAGTTGGTGTCATCTAATGGCAATCCACCAGTTCCCGAAATAACATCATAAAGACCTAGATATGTTGTAGCCCCGGCAAGCGCACCGATAGGAAAGCTCGTAAATGTCAGGCCATTACCTGCCGCGTAAAAGTTTTGATTAATAACAGCGCTTCTTCCAGCAACTGGCAATCCCGTTACTGTTGCGGAACCCGTTGAGCTTCCTTTATTTGACAAGGTAATCGTAATTGCAAACGTAACTGTATTTCCAACTCGCGAATAAACACCTTGATAAGAACCTGTCATACCAACATTTGCACCGCCAAATTGCAGCTGAGGACTAAAAGTACCATCAATTTCAGTAACTAAAGGATTTCCCCCAACCGTCAAAGCTCCCGCAATATTTTGCGTATCAGAAGCACTGGAACTCATAATAAATTGAGCAGCACCGCTTGGGCCAACATCAGGAATAGTACATATTTGGCTTTGCGCTATGTTTGTGGCGTTACTAACTTGACAAATAAAATCGCCAACAGTATTGGTTTGTGGAACCCAATTTAAACTACCGTTTCCATTTCCCGTTGTAGCATTAACAAACCCTAAAACGTTTTGAGTCCCTGTGTATTGTGGTTGTCCATTTAATGTTAATCCTGGATCAATTCCTTGAGCACCACCAACGGCAGAAACATTTGAGTAAATAAATGTGCCTGTACCTGTGACAAAGTTGTCTGTACCAGAAGACGAATTACAAATAACGTCTTGAGTGTATACAGTGCCAGACGGCCCAATATTGAAACATGGCAAAGAACCAGAGTTAACATAAGTGCCACCTACAAATTCAGCGATACCGCCCGTAACATTATAGGCATCTGCCAAGTCGCAGCTAAATACTCTAAATTCACCACCTGAAATTGTTGATGCAGTATCAGTATAACTTGTGGATGAAGCCAGAATCTCAACAAAACCCGCGGTAATATTAAAGCATTTTCCGCCAGTGGCTGCGGATATAGAACCGATTGAACCATTAATGGTTGTAGTTCCACTAGTACATTCCAAGCCTTTACCACTTGCAGCATCAATAGCAACAGATTGCAAATGAACATCAGCAGAACCAGAGCTTTGAAAAGATAAAGCCGCATTTGTGTTATTTGTTGTAAATCCAATGTTGCTTAGAGAAATATTTCCGGCTCCAGCGTATACAGCATTACCAATAACATTTACTCCCGCAGTGCTTGGGTCGCTTGCGGCGGCTAAATCAATCCAGGGATATAATGTTAAATTTTCTGTATAGTTTCCACCAAAAACCCAAATAAGCGCGGGGGCGGAAGAACTAGGAGAAGCTGCCAAAGCTGCGTTAATTGCAGATTGAACGGTTTGATATTGCGCTTGTCCTGGTATAGAAGATACAACGTAGTTTGCAACAGGATTATAACCGCCTGATTGTTGATTAATAGCCCAATTCCACATCCATATACCATTACTGCCGACGTTGCTATAAAGCGTAATCACAACTTTAGTATAAGGCTGCATTGTAAATAATGTTGTTCCACCATTATTTTGAACAGTAATAATGCCCGTTGACTGATTATCAAAAGTATATTCTTGTGCTTGATAACAAAAATTAGCATTAGGTAAAACTGCTATTTGATTGGTCGTTCCTGTAAATTCATAATACGAAGCTAAGACAGGATTGATTGCAGTTATTCCACCTGTAGAACCTGTTACAACCGCAACAAAACCAGGTACAAAAGTATTTGCTCGGGCAATATAACCCAAATAGTTTACGTGACCTTGGATTTGAACTAGTGGGTCAATGCTTTGATTACTACCCGTTAAACTAACCATATCAGCAACAAAAACACCCGGGCCAGTAACCACCGCAGCAGAGGGAGAATCAGAATATATTTGACAATTTTGAGCGGTAAATACCGAAGAAACATCCATAGCACAAAACGCTAAATTTTCACTAAATACGGAACCGCCAGTATTTGCCATCTCAAGAACGGAGGACACAAGAACAAAAGCACCACCCAATGAACCATTTTCAATTACAAGCCCTGCGTTATTTAATGTTGATGCAGTATCCGTATAATTACCCAGCGCATTGGTCCAACCAACAATACAACCACCGCTTAAATCGAATTGTTTAGCTCCGGCATTAGCTGTTAATTCTGTGTCTATTAACAAAGGACTACTTACAGCAGAACCAACAAAACATGTACCGCCTGTATTGGTTAGATTACATCCTGACAATGTAGGCTTACCGGTTCCACTTGCCACAAATGTAGCAGGTCCTCCGGTTTGATTAGCAAAAATCTTTTGCATATAAAATGCGCCAGTTCCTGCGTAAGTCATAGTGCCTACAACATTAACGGCACCATATCCAGCGGCGACCAAATATACATAATCATGTAACGTTAGATTTTCTGTGTAAGTACCAGCCCAAACATAAACTAAGCCTGGTGTTGTAGCTGTTGGAGTATTGGCTAATGCGGCATCTATACCCGCTTGAATCGTTGTATATTCGCCTCTGCCACCCGCGTCAACAACATATCTTGAGGCACCATTTTTAGGAATGACTACCTGTAAAGCCGAATTAATCAAAACATAAGCGTTATAGGTTGAGCTAAAGAATAATAAAGAAATTCCATTAGCCAACATTTCCCCGCCAGTTAAAGCCGCATTACCATTAGTAACAATCGGGCTTGTAACACCATTAAGAGTTAGAGTAGATGCGCCTGTGTTTGTGTTGGCCACTTCCAAATATACAAAAACACCTGCTTGATTAGGAACTAAAGGGGCTGGTGTTAAATTTGCAACATATGTATTGCTAGCTATACCTGTATCCGCAGCTAAGTTATATGCAGAGCCTTGCACAAGCATTGTATTAGCACTAGAAATACTTGGGTTGATTAATTCAAATTCACCGCTAACGCCGTTGTATACAAACAAATAAGTATAGCCGTTCTCAATATCTCCAGGTATAACATTTCCTGACCACAAAACGATATTTACAGGAGCTAAAGAATTTACCGTTAATGTAGGCGTTGTTCCTGAGTTAGTATGATTTGCTGTCATGGCTATAATTAAGCCATCAGTCAAGCTAGCAACAGCAGGATTCAAAGCAACAGTATAAGAATCTAAGCTACCGCTTGAAACACCGCTATTAAATGCACTTGTTTGTACTTGTACTTGGGAAACAAGAGTACCAGCAACGGGAAACGTTACGTTTGTATTTGCTGTCAAAGTTCCGGTAAATGTATGGCCACCAACAAAAGAAGTATTGCCGGAAAGTGTTAATGTATTTGTGCCGTTATTAACGCCTGTACCCCCTTGCGCAGGGGACAAAATACCTTGAAACGGGCTAAATTCTTGGTAAACAATCGGAGTTACACCAATAGTAACAACAGCAGAAGTATTAAACCATGCGGTGCCGCCGTTAACAGTACCGGTTATTATCGGTATTATACCGCCGTTGTTAATTGCTGCGGGTGTATTATATGTGCTTGAACGAGTCAAAACAGCAGGTGTTGACCCATTACCAACCGTGGTTAACGTATAAATACCGTTATATGCACCGCTTCCTGTTGTATCGTTTTTATATAAAATCTTTGCGTCTAATGCTGGTGTTTTGCCATCTACTACAAAAGCTCCATTTGATGGAGCTGTTAAAGTAGCACCAATTCCATCATTTGCAGGGCCATTGTAATAAACATACCCTGTTAAATTTGCTGTTGAAGCTGCATAACAAGTAAATGCTGTTGGATTCGCACGAGGGCCATAAGGGACATTAAAAATCGATAAGTATTCTAAAAATTCACTGGCTACTATCATTATACAGGCTCCCATTGTGAAATGCCGGTAATGTTAGTACCATTATTAGTGAAGGTCTGCACATATTGACTAGCGGTATTTCCCTGATAGTTAACGGTGATTGTGCTAATAAAACCAGCGGCATAAACAATCGTTTGCTGTACGCTATCAAGGGGTATCATTGTGCCATCTGTAGCCTGGACAGTAGAACTCATCTTCTTAACTCCTTGTCATAATGTCTTGATAGATTCTTGATGAATCAATTTGATCGGTAGCACCATCGATTCTATCAGTTATTTTCTCTTGGTCTCGTTCTTCCTCAACATCTTTTGCTTTTGGATCTGGTTTATTAAATCCGCCTTTTGTCTCTAAGAAAAAAGTAGTAGCTCTTAAATCATTATTATCAATATGTTCAAATAATTTTTCGGCAACTTCAAAAACACCCTGCGATTTACCGGACATAATAGCGGTTTTAATCTCTGGATGTTCTGTAGTCTTTATTAACCAATCATACCATTCTAACCCGAAATATTCTGCAATTTGTGTTGGTGTCATTCCAACAAAAGAAAGTCTTTTTATTTTCTTTAAAATTGCATCATTAACAACAAAAGACTTTATCTTTTTTTTGTTTGGTTTAAATGTTTGAGGCTCTTCTATCATGACAAAGTGTCCTCTACTTATAACTATTTATACTAGGTTATACTTAATTTCAGTTATAAATTAGTATTTAATACACTTAGTACAAATTCGTGAAGGTTGTATATTGTTGTGTGCGCCGCTTCCACCTTCAGGGGAAATTGTTACACCACTTGCCGATGCACTGACAGGATAAATAGCGGGGCTTGAACCTTGGTAAGGAACTTGTGTATTAACTCTATTAAATGACACTGTACTGCCTGGATGATTATGATTTGGCATTTCTAAGACAGTTAGGGTATGAGCTGATTCGCCACCACCTTGACCAGTAGAACTGCCAATAACATTAACAATAACAGGCCCACCATTTCCCATTGCTACATAACCGCGGTAATCAGGAACATTAAAAGTTGTTGAACCGTCACCATTACCCCAAGGAAAAAACGTTACATTATGCGCATCATTTGCAGAGGCATTTTGAGAAGCCGTTACAGTACCAGCAGCATAATTTATTACTGTTGTTCCCGCAGGAAATCCCGTACTTTCGATTGGCATTCCAATGTAAATTTGAGTTGGATCAAAAGTTAATGTTGTTGTTACTGTAAATGTTGGCACACCAATAGAAAGCACAGAACTTTGATTCATTGTTATTGCAGACTCTAAATTAAAATAAATTGCTCGACTTACTGCTATGCCGTTACACCATAAATAACCTGCCGGTACGATTGGCCCTGCAAAATCTACCATTGTTCCAGGTCGTATACCTTGTGCGTTTCCGCTTACTACCACCCAATTTAAATCAGCACCTGGAACACTAGTATTTGATGCTACTTGACTTTCCCATATTTGAACGCCACTTCCTGCGTCATAAGCAACATAAGCATAAATTGGATAACTTGCGGGGCCACTAGCCGTTGGTGAACCACTAGGAGCAATCCAAAATGGGAAACCTTGAGTTTGTAACGTTTGCACGCCGTAGCTTATATCACATAAAACTTGATTCATTTGCAATCTAGGAACTGGCAAATATCCAGGTGTAGAGCTTGGCTCTTCGTAGTTAGGAGTCCAGCCATATTGATAAGTTACAGTCCCCGCGTTTCCACCGCCTGCATTATCAATAGGTGTGCCGTCTCCATCTATACCGAAAGGGTTTAAAATATACGGATTAGGGGTAATAGGCATTTTATTTAGTCCTTATGCAAATAGTACGGTAACGCCAGCAGGGCGAGGCCATAAATCCAATTGTGTTATCGCATTAAATAAAGGGGCAGGAAATGAACCTAGGCCGCCGCTAAAATGATACGTTATTGTCATATTAAGATTATCGTAACAGTATACGGTTTGTCCGCCATATCCAATTTGATCGCCTAAAATAACTTGCAAATATGCAAAATAATTATTAATACTTATTGGGAAGTTATGTAGATAAGCATCTGGCGCGGAGGGTTTTATTTTAGCATCAATAAATTGTTGAATTGACCCGCGAGTAATGCAGTTAAAATATTTTAACAATAATATATATTGCTGTTGTGGTAACGTTAAATAAATTAATTCACTAAATGAAAAGACACCATGTGTGAAGTTTACATAGGCGTTTTCTGGGACAGTGTTATTAAATCCCCAAATTGGTGTAGGTGTTATATCACCAGTCGGAACAAACAACGGCACATCTAATATTATTGACCAAACCGCCAATCGAAATAAATTTGTTGCGTTATCGGTAACGTCAGTATTGGCAAGATTAAAAATATTTGTTGTCCAATTTTCCCAAAATTCAGTCTGGTTTATATCGTACCAAGATTGCTTGGCCTTTAACAAACTAACCAAATTTTTTGCATTGTCATATTGCCACAATATAACTGGCAATAAATCAGTAGAAAAATCGAAACTTTCAATATTCATGATATGTTTACCGTAATGTGGGCAGCCATTAAAGTAGCAATTTGCCATTTATCAATAGCCAACTCCGAAGGAGAAAAACTACCACTTGGATAAGTGGCGACTTGACAGTCAGAAACATAAATACCAGGATATTGAATACCCACAGCAGCGGCAATTTCAAAAGGTGAAACGCTTTGACCAACTCCGACTTGATTTAAACCGCTAACTTGTCCTGCAAAATAATTTAAAATTGCATTTTGTATCGATACTGTAGGGTCTTGAACTGGAACATTAATAGTTACTGTAATTTCAACTTTGATTGGCACTTCATCGGGTCTATCAAACAACACATTAATTACCTGGCCGCTAAGTGGCACACTATAAGCAACGCTTACAGGTGTTCCGCTTGCTCCGTTATTGTATGCGCAACCGCCGCTTTTTGTTGCTGTTAAAGTTGCCGCAACATCTTGATCGGTTCCACCAGCCACACAAACATATATAGAATGAGCAACCATAGTAACGCCGCTAATTGTGGCAGGTGCATTTGTTGCATTTTCAAGAAATGTTAAACTTGTAACCCCATTAGTTGCATAAAGTCCGGCAATTACGGCACCTGACAAAGAATTACCCTGCAAAAATAAAGTATTTAATCTATATTGCCTTGCGCTTGCATCTGATTGGGTTAATTGTCCACCTGGCAAATTAGAAGCGGCTGCGTTAGTTATTGTTTCCCAACCCAACACGGCACTTACAATAATAGACAGCTCACCTGGAGCAACCATAATTGGGCCTGGTTCTACAGCTTGGAATGCGGTATTAATAGAATTTGATGGGGAAGGTATAACAGTAGTGCTTATTAATTGCCATAAATTCCCGTTAGTGTCTTTTGCTTGAGAACCTGACGGAATGCTTGTTCCTGGTATTCCTGTTAATGTTGCTGTAACAGTAGTGTAGGATTGCGCGTTTCTCTGCGCACCAAGCAAAGCTAATATTGCATCTAAAAAAACGCCTCCTGCATAATTTGGATTAATTTGATTCGCTAATGTTGCGTTATTATCAGCTACAGCGATTCTCGCTTGAGTTTCAGCATTAATTAACAACCCTTGAGGGGTGTTTGCGTAATTTGTGTTAAAATCAGCTCCAAATACTGCGTTATATTCGTTTTGTACTTGTGTTTGAATTTCGGCAGCATCAGCAACAATCACGCCTGAGCTATCAATAAAACTATAAACATTAGCCATTTATTGCCCCTGATCCATAAATCGTTCTTATAATTGCAGTATATGTTAGCATGTCCGCAGATTGTGACGAACTGTTCGGCTCATTTGTCTGTGACACAATTAAAGAAACCACCTCAAGAACACCCGCCACATTTAAAAAAGCTTGCCTCAATGCGCCTATAAATTGAGAAATATTAGGAACACCAACCCAAACAACTTGTTCATATGGAATGCCTATAGTTGTATCAAAAATACATTCACCTAATAGCGTTCTTCCTGCTTGCGTACATTCTTGTAAGATTGCTTCTAAGTCATAAGCTAGGGCAATATTTCCCAAAGAATCTAAATAAATATCATTTGGCGCAACGCCTGGAATATTGTTATTTACATTTGAGGAAAGAGTAATAGCCATTTTATATTTTCCTATGGTGGATAAGGTGGCTTTATAGGAACGGCAGGGCCAAAAGTACCAGTTGTGCTGGTTGCTTCACCGCTTACCCACAAATTACCATTTATTATTACCCACCCGCCAGTTATTGGCGTTGGGTCAGTAATATTTAAATTTATTCTTTCGGAATTAATATTAACGCTTGGCGCATTGTTATTTGTTGTATCAATTCCAAGCTCTATGCTAATAGTTCCGTCGTTGCTTTGTATAATCATCAAGTTTTTATTTGAATCATTTATATTATAACTTTTCATGGCATCAGGAATAAAAACACTATCAGCAAAATTATTCATTCTTGTTGTATTTGGCAAGCTTGTATTTGTTGGTGGCGCGGCTGGGTCAGTATAATTATTTTCTATATTTTGTAAGAATAGAGAAATATCTCTATCATTTGCCAAAACCCAACCGAAATCGCCAGGCTGCACAGGGAAGCTAATAGAAAAAGCTCCGCAACCTTGTATCATTACCGGAATACTAGAAAGCTGCGCCCTTTGTATTTGCTCCCCACCCGTTGTAATTATATTAACCATAAGTTGAACAGAAACTCGATTAGTTGTTCTGTCGTAATTAATTACTTGTGCGGGTAACATTCCTTGCATAGCTTGCTGAAAGCTTTGTAATGCAGTTTGCAAAACCCCGACTAAACTATAATTATTTGCTGGGTCGATATTTGGATTATTAATTGTCATATGCCGCTAATCCTTGCCGCTTCGGCTATGTAATAAAATGGAACTTCTCGTGCTGTAATATTAAACCCAAGTTTATAAATTACATAGTTTCCATTAATAGCGGGATATACCGTCGATGTTATTTGAAGACCGCCCCCGATCACCGTTTTATTATCCAATAAATAAGTTACTCTTAATCCTTGCTCTGTAAATTCTGGTATTCCAATCAACCCAGTTTCAGCACTCAATATTCGAGTGGTATTTTTTATAGGTATCAATGCGTCTTTAACAACCAATGTATTACCGTCAATGAAAGCATTAACCCCACCCATAGAGTTAAGTAACTGAACCTGTCCTAATGAACTGCCAGTATAATTATAATTTGAGATGTTTTTATCTGTGGCTTGGAAATTAAGAACTGTATTTGTATCTTGAGCTATTTGGTTTGAAATACGACTTAATGTTGCCTGTCCTGGTTGATTCCTAGATATAACATTTGTTTTAAGAAAGTTTCCGGTCAAACATTTTAAAATAATTCCAATATCAGGTGGTTGGGTTACAGAAGAACTAACAATATTGCCGGTATACAATACAGCGGTTCCATAAGATTCACGACCTGCTTTTAAAGTAATTGTTTTTGCAGAATTGCTCAGATTAAAAGGCGTTGTTTCGGACAATAAATAATCTTGCGTTGCTTTATCCAGATTGGTTAATGTGATTGTTGCCTCATTTTGCAAAGCATTAGCATACTTTGTACCTGTTGCTTTAATGTTTAAAGGTTCAAAGCCTTCAGCAGTATAAGTTTTTGTTACTCCATTAACTAAAATATCAACCGATATTAAGCGCGGATCAATTGAAGAAAGAGCCATTTTTTATTGCCTCCAATTCCGCCTGTGATGCAAAAATCAAAAACTGAGTATTTGCAAATTGTGTATAATCTGGGTATGCGTCGTTATCTGTAATTAAAACAAAATTACCTGTTGCCAAATAAGGATAAGGAATCAAAGGAGAGTTTGGCACGCCTCGAACGTTATCAACTAACAAAACGCCATCTCTTGTAATAGAAAACGTCATTATTGCCGTATTAGGTATTAATGGTGTGTTGTTACACGAATGTATTCTAATTTGATAATTGCTAGAATCAAGCTGCGCTGATAATGATTGATTCGGTATAGCTTGTAATGGAATATTAATCATTTAAAAAACCCCGCAACCCAGTTTTTAAAATCTTGTGCCGCTGTTTTCATTTGTTCAGGATTAGCAGCCATTCCTTGTTGAGTTCCTCTTGCTGTTGTATTTGTATTTGATGGGTTCATAGGTGTTGTGCCGTATTGAGCAGTAACAAATTGAACCTGCTTCAAACTTAAAGCTAAAGTTAATACGTTGTATTGTGAAGGGTCTTCTTCATGTGGCATTGACTGAATTAATTGATTGGTATAAACACCAGACCTTGTTTGAACAACAAGTAATGTACTATTTAAATAATATTCTTTAATCTGATTGTAAACATTTTGATAATCAGATTTAGAAAGAATCATAGATAAATCAATTTCAACAGGTAGTATAATTCTGTGGTCTACAATTGTCGCGCCTGTCTCTACTGGATGCTCCATCACTTTAGCGTTTTCTTTTACAACTGCTTTTAAAGCCCTGGCATTTCTAAAAACTTGTGTAAAGTCTTGTGTAAATACTGCCACTTGGTCATATAAATAACTTGGCAATACAGCATTAATTATGTTGTCTAATATGTTAATGGCCATGATTAAGCTTTAACCCCATTAGAATAAAAGTTATTAGCTTGAGCGAATTGACCATTTGTGTAGTTCTGTAAGCTAGTCAACAATCCTTCGCCATCTGTAGCTTGAGTTTCAATAGTTGTAGGCCCTAAATGATAATTAATTTGCGGGCTGTTATTTGTTGTTGAACTTAGCAAAGAATTTCTGCTTAACAATCCCGAATATTGCTGTGCTTCTTCGTTATGCTTCAATAAATCTCTAGGGTTATATCCAGGTACAAATCTATACAATAATTGCTTACCAAAAGATAATTTTTTTAATTCTTTTTCAACGGCATCATTTTCTTTTTTGAATGCGGGATAACCACCAGTGCCAACGCCTGTTATTTCACCTAACAAGCTTTCTTTTCCACCTTTTAAGAAAGCCTTAATATCTTCATAGGCTGCGGCAATAGCAGCAAGAGAAGCGGCAAAAGCCGCAATTAACGGATTAGCAACAACAAAAGCCGCAGATAATCCACCTACCGCTATTTCAATTGCTTTTAACGCTCCGGCTAAAAAATCAGGATGTTTTGTAAAGTAATTGAATGCGTTTGCTGACACTTCTTGAAATCGAATAAGAGTAGGCAATGCTAATATTGCAAGCTCATTAAAAAATCGTTGACTGGCTTGATTCGTTTCAGTTAATGAAACTCTAAATTTTCCGTAAAGCTCAGAATCTTGGACGGTAACAACACCTAATTCTTTTTGTCGTTTAATAACGTCTTCAATCTCACGCCTACCTTGTTGTAATAACAAAATAGTGCCTTCGTCTATACCTAATTGTTTACCTACTTGTTGGGCGCGTGCTGGACTTAGCTTACTAAATAAATCGGCATAAAGTGGGAGTGCCTTTAAGGCCACGGTTGGACTTGCGCCGAATTTATCAGCCAATGACTTTAATGTACCTTGAAATTGTTTAGCGTCCCCTCCTGCTAATTCAACAGCATTACCCCAGGCATTTAATTCTTCACTACTAACACCTAGTAATTGAGAGGTTTTATTTAAATCTATTCCAAAATCTAAAGCATGTTTTATGCCAGAAATGGCAAATGTTGCAGCAGCAGAAGCCGTTATTAATTGCCCTACTGACCGAGCAATATTTAAAAAAGAATGTCCAACTTTCTCGTTTGTTTTGTCAAGAGAGTCTAAGCTACCTTGTAGCTTTTTGGTTTCTTTTTCTGAGTCTTCGAATTTCTTTTTTAAGTCGGAAACGTCGGCTTTTAAAAGTATATATAAAGTTTCAAGTGGTGAAGCCATTACTTATTCGCTCCTTGCTTCTTTGCATATTCAACCGCCAAATATTCATTATAGCGGTTAACTGCGATAATTTCCCACAAGTCGAAAGCCTCTTCTAAGGTGTACGTTTCTTTGAGTTCTTTGAGCGTGGCTTTTCCGTCTGCAATGATTGTGCCAATAAAGGGGTCAACGTTTCTGTAATCCACCGTGGGAGCATCTGAACGCATTCGTCTAAGAAAGTTGAGATCCTCCCGTTCTGAAAAAAAGAGCAGTTGTACTCCATCATTGCCCATTCAATTTTTAGTAATGTTTCCCAGTTTGGAACATGGTTATCAATCAATGCTTTTGTATTAAGCATTAATGTAGGTATTCCAACTTCCATTGGTACGCCTACATAACACATGATTTTTAACATCATCGTTTCATTAGTTGCGTAATCACCTATTTTTGGAGCGGCAGACAAAGGGTATTGGGTTAATATCTCTCTACCTGCTACCGCTGGAAACTTAGATAAAATATAAGTTTTACCGTCAATTACTTTCTCAATAGGTTCTAACAACACTTATTACACTCCGATATAATTTTCAAAATCAAACTGATAAGAACGAGTTTTTAAACGTCCGCTACTTTGTGTTGGAGAAAATGGCACACCATTTGTGATGACACCATTAGTAAGGGTGATAAAGTTAGTGTTGTTGGGGTATATAATCGTCATTGTGATTATGTCCCTGCTACTAACTTTTCCTCGTCCAACACGGTTTGCGGCTAATAATATTGAAAGCGCAGTATCATTATCACTTTCAGGTATTACGTTTAAAGTTACTTTTGTGGGTGATGCTTTAGACCAAGTTATCAAGTCTCCGTTTAACCCCATAGCCGTATCACCAATTTGAATTGATGGTACGTCAACAGGATCTGAATCATCCGCGAATTCGGTTATTTGCAGTCCGATAGGATAAGTAACAGAGGCTATCAAGTTAACACTTAAGCCAAAGCCCGAAATATTAAACATAGCTTTTACTCCCTTAAATTAAGATATCCTTTCCAGACACAAAACGAATTGTATCATCTTTGCTATAAACCAATGTATAAGCCGCTTGATACTGAGGAGGGCTACTAGCTGGTATAATGCTTATGACACAATCAACCCAATATCCGCTATTTTGCACTTGATACCATGCGTTAGCGTCTTGAGTAATATTCGTTATATACATAATCTGAGCAGACGTTAAAGTTTTACCAACAGAGATTGAACCATTATTCAATGCTTGGTCAATTTCACCTTGAATTGTTAACAGTGCTAAAGCTTGGCCTTGCGCGTTGGCTGGTAATTGATTCAAGTTAAGCAGCAATTGCAACAATGATGCACTTAAAGCATCTTTTAACCAAATCTCATTAACATAAGTATTTTGATCAAGAGGTGCGCTTGCTGGGCCTTGCATTAATCCACGTTGATAGTAGTTATAAGGAGCTCCGGCAGTTTGCGTTTGTCCGTAATAATTCACATTAACGCTATCTAATGAATTTGCCGTGCTGTCATCAAATACTATTGGATTCAATCCTACAGAATCAAACACTTGGAACATGTAATTTTGTACTGAGTTAGCAAGTGAATAGTTTGTCGCGGCTTCAATCATCATTGGGCACATTTCAGGATATTGAGATATGAAAAACACTAATGTTGAAGTTGCGCTCAAGGTTGCATTTGCTGACAAAGTAATATTTGCATCATTTACAATACTAGCAATTGTTGTGCCTGTTGGGATTCCTGGGCCTTGAACTAACATACCTACAGCAAGTTGAGTTTTAGCATTTACTAAACTTGATACTGTATTTGCCGTTGCTGTCGTTGTTCCTGACAAAGAAATTGAAATAGGCGATGCTGTTAAAGAGCAACCACCAATCAAGCCTAATCCTGTTGATGGATTAGTCCATGTGTTGTTTGTTGCGTTTGCGATAGTAACAGGAACCGTATATAAAAATTCTACGTTTTGAGACTGATTCCATGTTGCAGCAGCTACAGCTTGAGCAAGAGTTATGTTCAAGTTATTTAAGAACAGGAATGAACCAAAATTATTGTTGCCACTTGCGGAAGCAGTTAGGCATTGGGTTATGGTTTGTGAAAGTGCACCGCTTGACCAAATAGCATTGCTGTTAAATAAAACTTTATCAAACAATGAATTGTTATAAGCAGCTCCAGGAAACCAACCTAACAAACCTGTTCCTGTAATATCTGTACCGGTTAGACCTGGTTGAACAGATATTGTTGCGGCCACACTAGCACCACCAACAAATTGAAAACCAGCGTGAACACCAGTAGGAACATAAGTAACGCTACAATATTCCCAATCAGGTACTAAAATAGCTTGTATTGCAGTTTGAATAATTGATGCAACAGCAGACAAACTACCCGCAGCAGAAAAATCTAAACTACCAAAGGTATTAGATACTCCGCCAATGGTTAAACCAAAAGAACCTGAAGTAATTGAAGTCCAATCAGCAAGTACAGTTGTGCTTGAAGGGGAAGGGAAAATCATAGGGGCAACGCCAGTACTTGTAAAGGTAAGCGTTTCACCTGTTACTGTTCCCGTAGCGTTAATTGAAAGCGTGATGCTAGTTGGGCCTGTGATTGACGCAATTGTTGTGCCGCCCGCAATACTTGAACCTGAAACCCCAGCACCAACATATAAACCCGCTGTTGATTGCAAATTAGCTACGGTATTCATTCCACTAGTGGTGTCACCGGTTTGTGTCGTCACTAATGAAGGAACCCATCTAGCAAATTGTATAGCTTGTGGTTGTTCTAAATTCTTGCTAACCCATCCAAAATAAAAAACTGCTCGATAGTATTCTTCTGAAGTAACCCCAAAATAACTACCTACATCAGCAGCATTTGAAAATTGTAAAAATGTCCCTGGTGGAAGCAAATTATTATCGGTAAAAAGTCTTCCTATTAAATCCCTTGTCGGCACTACATTACCGGCCCCAACCTGGGATGTTATATTTATATAACGAGAGAGAGATATGCTCACCTTTTATACTCCTTTATTTTATATCCCAATTACATTGGTGGTAAATGTATCAATTATAGGATTCTGAGATACTCTTATATTTTGATAGACTAACGTAAAGTTAAATGATGGGCTAGCCTCAAAATTGTCTCTATCATCTACAAAATAAGGGTTAGTGACATCACTGATTCGTAGTATACCAATGCCTGAGTTGTTTAGTATAGCTCGCGTGTTATCGCTTTGCATAATACTAGCCGCCTCGTTTACTAAATCAGACGCTGTATATTGATTCGGTGTTAATGGATTTTGTAATACCAACGCCTGAAACTGCCAAGTAGACTCTATGTACTGCGATTCTTTGTGAACCATTTGAGAACTCATCGCATCCCAAACGTCATTGCGTCCTAAGAATCCGTATCGTTTGTTTCCTACTTTAAAAAAATATAATGATGGAGTTGTGTTAACGCCCTGTTGTGTCGGTTGGTTTGCTTGTTTCACAATAACATCCGTGAAACCATCTGCAATTAACGCGGTATTTATTATGGGCAGAAATATTTGAATTATATCGTTATCATTCATGAGTTAGCCCCTATGTCAACGCAAAGCACCTGTTGCCATCCGTCAATTTGGAACCATTCTTCATTTGATTGGCATTGAAAACGTCTGCCATTAAATGCAATTTGATCGCCCGATACATCTCGTCCAACGTCAATAAAATCACTTGACACATAAAAGTAGTAATAACTTTTTTGAAAGTCCAATCCTAAAGCTTCGTACATGCTTCTTTCTACAGGCTGAAAACTTCCCATTATTGGCGTTCCTAAATCATAGCTTGTTACATCTTGGCCAATAGCATTTAGTGTTCTTGATACATACCGATAATAGGTAACGGTGTTTTGGTTTATTAACCTAAACGCCATGTTTAAAATGTTACTTCCTGGAATTCCTGGATTCATTTTTTATTCGTCCGACAATTCATAGCTAACAGTACTTATCATATGCCCAGTATCAACTAAGGGCTTGGTTATATTACCTAATGCTTTATAACCAATTTGGCCTGTGATTTTTGACAATCTTTTGCTTTTTTGTATTCGTGCCAATATTGTTTGTTCTTTAAGTGCAGGGCTATAAACTTGTCTTATTGACCTTTGCACGTCTCCAACGGCTCTCCGTCCTAAAAGTTCAAGCACGCCATCAATAGTTTGTTTTCCTTTCAAAAATTCACCCGCGCCTTTTTCTGCTATTTTAATCCAGTTATTTTCTTCTCGAATTATGGTAGGTCTTAAAAAAGGACGGGCGGGGATGTTTTTAGACGGGTTCCCGAATTCATTTTGTGCCGCAACTGCTGCGACTGGAGTTTTGTCTTTGTCATCATAAGTTAAACCTTCAAACCAACCAACTTTGACGCTTTTACTATGAGCCTTTTTTATAGATTCTAGTATTTTTTTAGCATCTGCGCTGATTTCTAGTTTAGTACTCATTAATAACCACCAAAACCAAAAGTTGGCGCGAATCCTTGAATGCCAGGATATGGGCCAGCAACAAAAAAACCACCTGCTGTTTGACTTTGCAATTGGGCAAGAAGTTGTTGCCCATATGGTGATAAATCAAGCCACCATTGCCATTGATTAGGTAATGGTGGGGGCGTAACACCAATACTTATTTTTGCAATTGTAGCATTCTGCATTAACGAGGGAACTTGTTTTGCAGTAGCTAAATTTGAAATAAATATTAAGTGGGCGGTCATCCAGTTTAAAGCGCATTGTCTCGCACTACCTTGTATAACTCCAAAGTTTCCAATATTAGATACATAGTTTACAGCCGTATTCCAATAAGCTTGTACGGCAGCTTCTGGGTATAAAATTGGGTCTGAATATTGCGGAATCTGTGCAATAAAGGAAGCATAGTCAAAGGTAATAATTGCGGGACTCGCCATAATTTACGCCTTTTTCTTATAGATTTTGTTTTCGCTAGAGCTATTTGCGCTTTCTTCAAAATCTTTAGGTGTTAAAGGTGCCGATCCATCTTTAGGGGCCATGTTTGCAGCCTTCTTTTCTGGATCAACTTTCTTCTTATCATAGCTTAAAAACCCAGCGTCAACATGTCTTTTGAAATCTGGATTTTGTTGTAGCATTTCAAATTCTTGATCAGTAACTGCGGTCACAACTCCTTTAGGCGTAACAAAATGTTTATTGGCTACACCGTGACCACCTTGTATGGTTACTTTCATGGGTTCGCCGTTTGGCCATCTCTTAGGCACTGCAATATCAGCTTTTGGGTTGTCTTCATAACAAATATAAGTCCCTGAGCAAGTAGCAGTACTGTACACATAATAAGTCATAACAAATAATCTCCAAAAAAAAATGACGCTAACTTATTCAGTATAGCGTCATTAATTAATCGAGGAAACTTTAAACGTTAAATATGATAATAACGTACTACAGCATAAGGACGTTTACACATAGCCCCAGCGGTAGCGTTTGAGTAATCTTCCTCATAAGCTTTTGCCAATTGCTGAACGCCCAATACTTGGAACTTTGTAGGTACTGGTTGAATCCATACTCGGCCACCGTCTGTACTCATATCTTGGATAACATCAGCATACAAATAAAATACGTTATCGCTAGAATAAGCTCCGTTCAACTGAGGAGCACTTACTACGCGAATTCGTGGATATGCTTGTTTTAGCCAATCACGTACAGAGATACCAAAATCTGAAGTTGTAGATAGCCAGTCAACAGAGTTTGTTGCTACTGCTAAAGTCAAATCTACTGTTTCAGGATCAATCGTATCTTGTGATTGCGTACGAAGAGCAACAATTGCGGTGCGGATATCGCGGCAGATTTCTAAGAAAGTCTTTTGTGACCACAAATAACCACCAACACCGGTTGATACTTGAACATAAGCACCTAAACCTGGATCGTTCAAAAATCCGTAAGTGTTGTTATCGCCAGCATTGAAACCATTGAAACCTACTAGGTTACGTGTAATTTCAAGAGCAAGAGCGGCAGCTTCTCGTTTCATACCTTGGTCATCAACGCGAAGTCTTGCAGCTCGCGCAGATTCCAACACGCCTACTTTCATTCCTTCCTCAAACCGAACTACAGTTCTGTAGTTAAAGTTTGTGTTCCAAGAAGAAAGCGGAACGTTGGTATAATCCCCGTAAGGCAATGTTACACCGGTACGTTCTAAAATGCCTTGAACGACTTGTTCGTCTTCCCATGAACCGGTATTCAAAATACCGATAAATTCATCGATTTTACGAGCGGCAGTGATAACGAAAACAAATCCTGGCAACCATTCCTGTAAGAACTGTACAGGTGTGCCAACGCTTCCGGTTGTTACAGTAGGTTGCAAAGCATCCATACCATACATACGGTCAATAGCTTGTCTTCCGTCCATCATCATTTTAACGGCATGTCTATTAAGGTTAATACCAATTTTGTTTAACCCTTCATATTGTGTTACGTCAAAATTGTCTAACGCTGTGATTTTTCGTCCGCTGATATAGGAACGTTCTTTTTGTACGTGCATGATCATAAGTCCTTATATTAGTTAGGCCGGTTGTGGAATAATAAAGGTTTGAGACATATTAATAACTGCCAAACCTGCGCCCCCAACTTGGTAAAAATCAACAACAGCATTAGCAAATGATTTACCGACTGGTAAAGGAGTTGTTGGGCTAATTGTTGATAATGCACCGGTCGTGTTGTCATATATTACATAATCGCCAATATTTGCAGCACCTGGCAATGTAACAAAGAATTTACCTGCTGTCGCACATTCAACAATTGAGAAATTAGGAACAACCAAAGTTGGAGCTAATGGAATACCGCCAGCACCAAACAAAGCGATATCTTTTGGATCAACTAGAATACCAGCAAAACCATAAGTACCACCTGAACCAGCTTGACAAAAACCTTCTGAAGTAACGGTACAAGCAGTTGCACCGATTACGTTGTAAGAGGCTAAAGCACTGTTGATTGTATAACTTTCAACAATCCACGGTGAATCGTTAAACATTTCACCAGGTACACCAGAGCCTAGCTCAATATAAACTGTATTTTGAAAGCCCATAATTATTTCACTCCTTGTAAGTACGCATCAATTGAGCTTGATTTAAAAGCTGAATCTTGCGCTAATGCTACGCGACTAGCTCTAGCAGCAGCCAAATAACCAGCTAATACAGACTCTTCGTGTCCTGGCTTACAACGCAAACCAAGTTTTTTAATTCCGTATTGTGCTACTTCCGCCATTGTTTTTTCTGAATGGTCAAAAGTTCCAATATGCTGTGATAATTTTTGTGCCAATGCGTCACGGCGAGAAATTTCACGTAACAAAGCTTTGGTACGAGTTTTCTTCATATCCATTACTTCGCGTGTAAGTTCTTTTAGTTTTGCATCCATTGCGCCAGGCTTTGAATATTCGCCTTCGCGTTTTGACATTTCTTCATCACGCATTAGTTCTCTTTCCTTTCGTTCGCTTTCCATTTCCGATGGGTCTTCGTCATCATCGGTCACTTCAGCTTTGTTGACAAATTCATCGGGCATAATGTCTTTTGCGTCGCCTTCTTCTGCGGCTTTTTTAGACAATTCTTTCATGCCTTCGTTTTCTTCGTCTTGCATGATTTCAGCTTCTGATTTTTCAGCAGCCATCATCTTAGAAACTTTGGCTTGTAGCTCTTTAATCATTTTCGCGCATTCTTCTAAGCTCATTTCGTCATCGGCCTCAAAACGTTCTGTTGCTTTTTCGGCTTTGATTTCTTCTTCGAGCATAGAGTCGGGTTTTTCATAATCCGGCATAATTAACTCCCTGGTGTCCATTGTGAATTTAAAGTTATCGAGTACGGCTACATCATGACCCGAGCGGCCTTCTTCAACCAAAGCTAGATGATTACCTCTGATTTCTCGCTGAATGGCATCATATCTTTGACCATTATATACACCTGGCGTGATATCGTACAAGCACCGATAACCGATCGATAATTCTTTTTTACCTTGGTTCATTAAATTTGCTAGCTCTTCGGAAAATACTTTTATGTTTGCTTTTAAGTAACCATCATCAAAGTAAACATCTTCTCCCACTACTCCGTGGATTCCTTTTCTTTCCGCTGGCAAAAGCCCCTCGTCAGTTGAACCTAGCATGGCGTGTTCATCGGTGAAGGGTAATAATTTAAAAGATTCTATTGTTTGAGGGTCTGACAGTTCGGCTTCTGGACGATAAACCATATAGATTTTATCGGGTTCGAGTTCTGGGCTACCTATTTGCGCCCCCGAATAAGGGAATACACCAACTTTAGATATTGGATTCCCTTTTATTTCTGGCCACCCGTTAACATCATATTCTCGCGAGCTTACGGCATCATTTGCTTTTGCTTCTCTTTGTGTTGAATAAGCAATCGCTGCGGCTTGTTTAGGATCGTAACCTGAGTTTATAAGCTCTGCTATGTTTTGTGACCTAGCTTTATCTGACTTGCCTTTTATTAATGGCATAGTTACAAACTCCGTTTGTTTGTTGCTATCTTCTTATTGAATAGGTATAAACTTTAAATGTTTTATACTTAAGTTATACCTTTTTATTTCTATTCATCATCGAAATCAATTATAGGTAGTATAGTACATCTGCAATTAGGAGGTATAGAGGGTAAGCCCCTATCTTGTATCGGAACTCCTAAAGCGGCTTGCTCTGCTTCCAAATGTTCAAAGGTAAAAATATGGCCATCAATTTTTTGATGCGATTCACGAGGAGAAGCAGAACCGGCAGTGTGAAGCCATTCAAATTTTTTAACTCCTAATGAAGTCAATCTTTGCTTGTTGATAGTATTGTACGCTTTTCTCGTTTGATCTAAAGCTATTAACTTGGCTCTTCTGTAACTTTGTCCATCATATTTTTGTATTTGCGGGATTAAATCCGACAATCCTTTGCCTTGTGTAATTGAGCGCATTACAGAACCAGTAACATCGTTTAAATATTTTTCTGGTATAGATTTAATTAAAGAAACATTTTCAGCTATTGTGGCACTTGCTATATCTTCAAATCCTTTAGGAACTATGCTTGTTTTAAGAGATAGTCCACCGCTCAATTGCTTTAAACTTGAATGCAAATTAGAGGTGCTTACTTTGTCTATTCCTTCAAACATTTTTTCAGATATTGTTTTAGCTTTACTTGAAAATAATTTAGTAAATTTATCTGTTAAATAATTAAGCAATATTCTTGCCTGAGAGCCTACATTAGCATCAACAGCAGCAACTTTTTTTTGATTTTTAATAAATTCTTTTGCTGATTCGTCTTTAAATAATTTTGTAATTTCTTTTTTTACTTCATTAGTCATTTGTCGCGTTAACTTTTGCAATTCTCTAGCATACTTATCTTCAAGAGCGGCATTATGGGCTAGATTAGTGCCACGTAAATTTACGTTTCTATTTCTTGCCCATGCTAGTTTTTTCTTTGTTAGAGGCGGACTCTTAGGCATTAGTCAAACTCCGAACCGCCTAAATCGCTTTCCACTTCATTGCCGTGAGATTCTGTAAACTCTTCATCAACAAGCAATCCGTTGTATCCGCTATCTGGGTCAGCCGCAATTCTCTCTCTTTCGTCATGACCATCAATTGCCCCTGCTTGCATTAGTACAGCCGCTGTATCCGCTTTAATTTTGTTAAGCTCTGCAAGCTCTTTAGCTGTCATAGCATCTAATGGATTCCATGTAACGGTTGTATGAAAAGGTTGTATGTTAAATTCGGGCGCGACTTCTGAGCGAATCAATAACAAATGATGCCTTTCAATTAACGGGGTTAAATCATGTCTCTGTATGCTTTCCAACTCCTCATGATAGTTTGCTTCTTCAAACTCTCCAGTTGTATTGAATCCTTTAGGTGATGTTCCTAAAAGTTTAACAGCCGGTACGTTAGCAGCAGCAGCGACAATTTGATATTGCGTCATAATTACCGCGTCTAAATCAGCTAATGACGTGTCAAACTGTTGGTAATCATCTTCCAGACCAATAAGCTTAACGCCGTAGTTATTTCGTCTAGCAACATATTCATTTAATCTTTGAGCAACATTTGATGGATTGGCGGCGGCTTGTGCTAAGTCAATTTTCATTACATCAGCGCGTTTTGTTAAAGCAAGCATTGGGGCCTCATTGGCCGTTCTTTCCGCTGCATATACTCGCTCTGCGATTTTTTGAGGGATTGGTACACCCCCAAAAATATAAGACGGTTTTAAAATGTCGCTGACTTCTTCGGTTCTAAAAATAACTAAATGTGTTCTATGTACTGGCTTGCCATTTATTACCCACCAAGTAGGTTCGTAAAAATCTATGGCGGCAGGGTTTCCCGCTGCGTCCGCATCTAATTGTGGAGTTATCCAATAAGGATCTATTTGTGATATTCCTTTGTAACTTCCTGGCATGACACCATCAGGATTAAAAGGCTTTAAATAATAATCGGGGTCGTCGCTTTCTACAATAAACATTGCATGACGGATTCCAAACACTCTACCCATTTGAACAAATTGAATTAGGTTTTTGTTTAAAGCAAAACGCACATCAGCTTTTCGAATGTAATCTAATACTTCGGGTTGTACTTCATCAGACCCAGAGTTAACCGTTATTTCATAGCCATTACGGGTTGCATCTTTTGCGGGCATTAGACAACACTTAGATACCAACCATTGTTGAGCTAGCAAAGAACACAGTTGATACCCTATAAAAGATTGGTTTGCGTACCACAGTATTTGACCTTCTGGCAAAACTTCATTGAAATAAGCTCGTTTTGTTGATAGCTGATTATCCATTGCAAAGGTAGGTTTTTGCTTTCCTGAATCCATAGCTATAGAGGGATGAACAGAATTTTTAAATATGCTTTCCCAACGAGATTCTAATTGATTAGTAATGGTTTGCTGGGTCAAATCATCTGTTAAAAATACTTGCCTTGGGCGTTCTGCCTTTTCTATTTTAGGCTCTTCGCTTAATTTAGCATTAGGCTTAAACAATCCTTTTAGTTTATCAAACATCCCATATACTCCTACGTTTAGGCTTAAGTGGTGCAAAGGCTATCATAACAGCATCGGCCATATTCGGGGAACGTGCGCCCTCGGGTTTCTTGTTGACAATCATTTTACCAGTACTTTCGCTTTCTTTATATGTTGGTTGGCTTAATTCAATTATTAGCTTTTTGTAATCATTTAAAGTGCTTGGAATGCTTATCAAATCATCTGGTGCATAATCTTTATGGCCGTTAACAGCGCGATAAGTTAATTGGAATCTTTTTCTTAATGACCACCACGCTTGTGCTTTTGCGTTTGAAAAAAAATCTTGGTTTGTTCTGCCTTTTCCTCTTTCATTTAATTCATTGGTGAGTTTAAACGGGTTTCCTTCTGGGTCTACAACTTCGCCTGAACCACGAAAAGGAGAAAATTCTATTTCATGATACCCTTCGATTTTTCTTTTTTCATTTATGCGTTTAGCGTCTCCTCTTGCGCCAGCCCCTACACCGTCAGCGTCATAATCAATTAAATCGTAATCGTATTGTTCGGCTAAACTAATTGCTTTTTCAACGCTTTCAAAGATGTCAGCACCTTTACCTGACCATGCTTCAAGATATTCAATTGATATACCATAACGCATACAGACAGCGTTTTTATCTGCGCCTTCGTCTGCAATATCAAAACCTATTTTTCTTATACCACTGGGTGTTATATTTAATTTGATATGAGCGTCAACAGACGCTTGCACCCACACGGCAGGAATTAAAATACCTTCCATTGATGCGCTATAATCTAGGTCTATTTCTTGCGCAATAATTACGGGATCATCAATATCATTTAATTGTTTTAAATACCAAGCGTCGTCTTTTCTTGGGTCATCTCGCCAATGAAAAGTGAATACGGGAATTTTCCCGCTAAAGCGTTTTCTTGCAAATGGGTTGTTCATGCCTCGCGGCGTGCTTATATCTTGACGACAATTTGTTGTTTGAGACAAAGCAGCGTCTACAAGCTCAGGTCGTGGCAACCATGCGGACTCGTCTACAATGTAAATTGAACTACGTGCACCTCGGCCTATATTGTCTCCTGCCTCACCTGTTATTACTGACTGAGTCATGGGAAATTCTATTCGCATATAGGGGGCGTGTTTATCTTCGTTCCATTCTCCGCGAAACTCCACAGGAAGATATTTAACAAATTGCCTAGCTTTAAATAACAAGCTTTTTGGGTCTCCTCGTTTGTCGACGTATTCCTCTTTACGAGAACCAAAGCCAACAACAACACCGTCATTAAAAAGGCAAACAGTGCAAGCAACCGCAAGAGTAAGCCAGCTTAAGCCAAGGTCTCGTGATTTCTCGGTGATTCCTGGATCTCTATTTTTCCAACGCTCCATGAACCATATGACCCACTCTTCCTGTTTGGGAAATAATAAGAACGGTATTACTGCGGGCAATCCTCGCTCAACGTTTCTAGGGTCGGCGGTTACTCCCCAGTCAATTATAAATTGCGCGGGATTCTTTCTATAAAAATCGCGAAGAGCAGGCAAGCAATCTTTGTTTTCTCTTATTTTTTGCAAGGTATAAATTCGATGTTTATTAACCGCGTGATAATCAGGATTTTTAAAATCAAAGTTAAGGCTTGAAGGAATCGGCATATTTTTTATAGTGAAGTTCAGTTAAGCAGAAGTGTAGCTCGAAAACCTTATATTTGAGTAGTTCAAAAACAACGCGGGGTATTTCTGTTTCTCCACTTTCATATCTTTTGTATCTTTTTGTTTCAATACAAAGAATGTCTGCAAATTGTTTTTGATTAAGGCCGAACCTTTCTCTAATTTCTTTTAGATTAAAACATGTGTTTAAATCATCAACAACCACATATTGCCCAAATGACCACTAAGGCCAGTACGTTAAAAGTTATTATTGTCCAAAATGTCCCGAAAAAACCCACCTGTTATTAACATTTTCTGTTAATAACTTTGTGAACAAAATCGTAAACTCTATATAAAACCTAGACTAATGTCGGTGCAAAAAAATAGCCCAAATATTTTTAGGTAAAGCTAACTTATTCACATGCAAAAAGCTTTACATGCAAACACAATTACTATACAATGATTTTATATTAATTAAGGAGGCAAAACAAACTATGACTGACGATAAAAATTATTTAACTGATATAAGTTTGTACGATTTAGGCGGACAAGATTGGGACGTAACAAGCTGTCATGAACATAAAAAACAGTATGGCATTTTAAAAGAGCCAAGAAGCATTTACAGCTTGAACCTAATTAATGACGATGAAACAGAAGAAATAAAACTTATTGATATGCACCCAATGGCTTTGCAATCACTAAAAAGAACTTGTTTAAAAATAGCAGGCGCAATAAACGCTTTAAATTTAGAGGATTAAAATGTTTTCAAAAATACTAGCAGCATTATTTTTTGGTTTAGCAGGTTTTAAAACTGCTTGTTACATCAATTATTTTAACGAACCAATGGCAGCAATGGGAATAATCATAATTTTACTTGGAATAATTGCGTATAAATTACCAAACAGCAATAACAGGATGGGCGGATAATGGACAAATTTAATCAATTTATAGATAGCTGGGTAGGGATAGGCACAATATACGTTGTAACTTTTTACTCATTACATTTTTTTAAGGTTATTTAATGCACACAATTCTTAAATATGAATTACTTGAAAACGCGGACGGTGATTACAAATTAATAATGCCTAAAAATGCGCAAATTTTGCATATTGATTATCAATCAAAAAAACCTTGCTTATGGGCGTTAGTTGATGATGAACAGCCAACCGAATGTATTTTTTTAAAGATTTTTGGTACGGGATGGAAGATTGATGATCTACTAAATTTAACCTACTTAAAAACAATTCAAAATGGCATATATGTTTGGCATATTTTTAAAGTTATTAGCTAGATTTTACACAACAAAAAGGAGATAACAGCGATGTTAATTTTAACAAGACGTATTGGCGAAAGACTAATAATAAATGATGGTGAAATTATATTAACAGTTTTAGGTGTCAAAGGAAATCAAATCAGACTTGGGCTTGATGCTCCCAAGGATGTTATTATACATCGAGAAGAAATTCATAACAAAATAAAAGAAGAATTGAGGAGAGCTAGCTAATGGATTCAAAAGAAATATTTAAAGAATGGGCAAATAATGCGCTAGACGGAATGAAAGAATATATAGAAACAATTCGAGATAAATTAAATATGGGAAAGCAAGACGAACAAATGATAGCCGCCGTATATGTTACCACAATTGATGATTTTTTTGGAAAACAATTAAACAAAATTGTACGTGACTCATGCGAAAAAATAGAATCAAAACTGTCTAACATCGAAGAAATATGATTCTATTTATCGGCTTTACAGTATCAATCTTGTTCATCGCTTATATGGTTCACTAATCGAACGTTTTTAGCAACTAATCCTTTTTCGGATTTAGAGGGGGTGAATTCTACTTCGTCCCCTGGTTTTAATGTCTTAAATCCTGGCTCGCCTAAAATTTCTTTAAAATGCACAAAATAACTTTCAACACCTGCAATTATGAACCCATAACCTTTTGCATCATTAAACCATTTTACAGAACCTAGCATAAAAACCTCAGTAGATTGATTGCCCCCGATTTAAGCTTGGTTGGATGAGCCAGAGGCTTGGGGGCGAATGTCATCATTAGCAAAATAATCATAGCATACATATAAAACTTAACTAGGGCCTTGGAGAGCTTTTTTCTCTTAAAAACTCACTGTGCCCCCACACACCCAACAAAGTACCCTGATAAATCAAATCTAGGGCTTTTAATGACGTTTCTAAAACATGATTATGGTTAAACATAATCCCAACCTGTATACCTATTCCAACCAACGATATAACGGCCTGTATACCGTTGACAAATTTTTCAAATGGCTTAGCTCGCGGTTTAAAAAATACTGTAGCAGAGCTAAGAGTTTGCGCCACACGAACAGGTAAATCGGAACCAGGGACAACAACCCCCGCAACTTCCGCAAAACCATTCACTCTTTGTATTTGTCTATGCAAATCAGAAGTACCAAAAAATCTACGCATGATAAACCCCCTCGAATGTTTTTGACGGGACAACATACGGCTAGCCTTTTACGAAGGCCAAACGTGCCTAACGAAGCTACCAACTTCACAACGAGGGAATCGAACCCTATTTCACGTCACCAGATTCTCGGCAAGCGAGACCGAATCGAACGGCCAGTCAATTACATTGTATCATTCCATATTTTAGAATCACGAATAAAAAACAATAAATTCTTATTACCTCGAATTCACAGGAATTAAAAATTGATATCTTGGCTTGCAATAGGGTTTGTTTTGTCTACAACATCCCATAATTCCATACCTAGTCGCCTAATTGGATCACGTCTTTTTGTTCTAAGTTGTTTTATTTCCCAAAACAAAAAACCTTTCTTCCCCTCGTCGGTTAATAAAAATTCATTAACGCCTTTTAAAATAACGCTTAACTCCGACTCAGTATTAGTTTGCAATTTCTTAATCAAAAAAGCTTTGTAACGATTTATATTTTTCATTTAAGAGCGTCCTTCATGGCTTTTAAACAATTATCTGCCTGAGCCGATTTAACCCTGTTTTTAGCCTCGCTAATCAATGACGTGTAGATACGGCTATCAAATATCTCGTTCGCTTTATCTATAGCCGCTAATGCCTCTTTTGCCTTGGGTAAATGACATGCTTTCAATCTCAAAACCAAATTTATAATTTTATTGTTCAATTCTTCCGATGGTTTTCTTTTCGCCCTTTTTAATGAACAATATTCTTGAATCAACCTGTCTTCGTCGGGGGTAATTGATGTTTTTTGCGCTAATGGCGTGTTTTTCTTTTGGTAACTGTTAAGCGGAGCTTTTCTCAAATGAGCTAAAAATCTCTGAACAAATACTAACTGATTTTTTTGACTCCAGTAATCACAACAATCTTGATAGAGTTGCTCTAAGCTTATATCAAACTCAGAAAACCGCGCTTTGTATATTTCTTGGCACTGATAGTTTTCAAGGCAAATCTTTTTAAATTCTTTTTGTTTCTTCTCAAATTCCAATTTCTCAGAGGTATTTTGTAAAACCTCTAATTCTGTTTTTTTGCAATCAGAAAAATCTATGTTGCTGTTACTAGCAGTTAATATATTTGTATTAATATTATTTTGATCTAATTGGGTGACATCCGTGTCACGGGGGGGGGTGACACCAGTGTCACTGGGGGGTGACGGAAATGTCACCCCTTCATCGGGTAAAGGGGTTCTTTTTATGACCAAATAGCGTTGATTTTTTATAGTTATTCGCTCTATTAACGACTTATCCACAAGTGAATTAATGGCCCGAATGATCGATCTCTTTTCAACTTTGCATATTTCAGCTATCCAATTATTGCTAGGATAACAATCTCCGGTCGTATCCATAAACGAACGAATAATCATATAAACTTTGATTTCTAAAAAAGTTAAGTCATAATTGAAAAGTATTTTTGAGGGAATTGAATAGATAAAATCGCGATTAAATGTAGCTGTGGCGTTGCATTTTGTCATGTAAAAATCCTTATAAAATATAAATCCGTCAAAATTTAGGCGATAAAAAACCTACTTAGTTAAAAGCATATATCAAAAGTCCTTGCGTATGTTTTATTTGGTGGGTAAAATATCGTCATGTTTTGACCTATCGTTACTAGGTTGAAATTTCAATGCCCGACGGGCAGCGACCGGCCATAGCTTGAGACTGTGGCCCGTCGTACATTCTCCGCCTTATGTTTTAAATAATCAATGTGTTACAAAAAATTAATGTCAACATATCGGCTTATTGTGAGTAAAATTACTTGTTGATTGGGATTTTAATTCGTGAGTAATCCAGTTTAATTGATCACTAACATTGCCAAGTTCTTTTAGCATAAATTCAGAAAATAATTTAAGTTGATTGTTGTTTTCACTTATTTTAAAAATCCCTGAAATTTGACAAAGAATCTCTTCAACTTCGACGCTCAATGTAACTAATTGATCAATTGTCGTACTCATTACCATTTATAACAGCTCCTTTTTGTTAGCTTAAATGTGCATCTTTATTAAATAATACGCCGCATTTAGCACACGAATTCGAGGTTATTCTCGTTATGGTTATCATAATTATCAATTATAGATTGAATTTTTCTGCCAAGCTTTTGACCGCATAAATCCAAATAACAATTATCCATAATTTTTAAAATATGCTGTAACTCTTCTTTTGTAAAAATATCCATTAAGACCACCGTTTAAATTTTTTATCGCAATTGAAGCATTCAACAGCTATACATTCACAATTATTTGATTCGCAATCTATAGCTAAATCATGCTCGCAATAGTTATCAATCATGGATTTAATTTATGGTATGCGCTATAGATAATTCTTTTTTTTTCATCGGATTCAGGAACAACTAGGTAATCTCTAATACAAATTAGCTCTTCTTTCGTGAAGTCATTCATCATTTAATCCTCAGTAGGTAATGCTTTAATAATATATCCTGGAAAATTTGGTATATTAAAAGTAGTTTTTCTATCTCCTTCACCATAAATAGTACCTAAAACATCAAACAATTCGGTATATTTCGATCGAGATATCGCCCTTCCATCTGGAAATAAATAAGGTAATTTCATTGCTTCTGACAATGATTCATAAGGGAAGGGTATAACCGCACCTATTGGTGTTTTATGGTTAAATTTAGAACTATCTTGTAGTGGATAGTTTTCAATCATGGATTGGATTTTAAGCATTATTTTGGATTGTTTTTCTGTTTGATTTTCTGGAAATCCGGCAAAAAAACACGCCATTAAAAAAATGTCGTTTAATTCTTCTTTCGTGAAATCATTCATCTTTCTTTATTTCCTTTAATTCTTGAGATTGTTGGGATGAAATTTCCATTAAAAAAGATGATAACGACGAGTAACAAGAACGAGCATTGTCATCGTCTTCAATATCTAAACTTATAATACTCAAATGGTCATACGCTATTTTAATCAGTTGCATTATTTGTTTTTCGCTAATAATCATTTAAACCTCACATAATTGTTATTTTTTATTTTGGATAACTCATCTTCTACCCCTAAAAGTATATCTAGGACGATATACAGGTCTTGGAGCTGGTCTATAGGTTGGCGGATGGTAAACATGCAATGATTCTTTTCTTTCGGCTCTTCTTTCAAAAGCCCTATTAACCATGTTATGAGCGATAGCTCCAGCAGCACCGGCAGAAGCTCCAGCAATAGCAGAATTAGCCATAGTATCTACAAAATTATGGCCCTCCCCTCCTGATTGTTGCGGTGGTAATGGCAATGTTTGTGATTGTTCATTATTTTGTTGTGGCGGGGGAGGGGGAGAAGAATCACAACCAATCAAAATTAATGATAATAAAATTGCTCCTGATTTTTTCATTATTTTTTGTCCTTTGGTATAAGCTTAACTTTTCTTCTTTTTTGGTTTTGAGTTTTTTCAACAATAGCAACAAAACCTTTTTCATGATATTTTTTGATTAATCTTCGTTCTAATCTATCCATTTAGTGTTTCTCTGCAAATATACTTCTTGGTAAGTCACCAGATAAATTATGAAACATTGATTTAATTGCGTCATCGTAAGCCCTTAAAGCATTAGAATTTGTATCATTTTTAGCGGCTTTTATAGCTTCAATAATGTCATGCAACACGTTTAAATTCATTGTTACAAGCATGTCTAATGCAACATCAATTAAACCTCTTTGGCTTTCTTGTGACATTTCAAAAATTTTAAATGTTAATGTGTTCTTAATTAAAATTAGAAATGCTGCCAATTCATCTTGTGACCCATCTTTAATATCTATATCCATTTGTTTAAATCTCGTTGGTATAACTACAAAAGATAAACTACAATCAAATAGTAAATCTCCATAGAACCCCCGCTTTCGCTCGTTTTTAGCGGGGGAACTTAATCATTATTTTTCAGTTTCTGGAACTTTTCCCATTAGTTGTTCATAACATAATGTATAACCCACAATATCCTGTAGATTATCAATCTTAAAAGGGGATGTTTTTGACCTTGAGACTTTTAATAAAATCATCATTTGTGCAACATCAAGTGGTTTGATATCTATTCCAAGATAAGCTGCCCACATTCCAGCTATACGGGTAAATGATTCGTTAACATCGCCATAATCTGCGCGTCTATCAAACTCTACCAATTCCTTAGCATCATCAATTAAACTCACTTCTGGTACTCCTATTTTGTTATTTAAGATAAAAAATTTAACTGCTTTGATTAATCGAATCATTTGTAAATAGCACTTGATTTTGATTGGTTATCATTGGATAACCTCCCCGGTTTCTGGATCTATTTCTTGAGCTGAAAACTCTTCAGATTTTTTTAATAATTCACGTTGAAGTATTAAGGAAAAATCGAACAACTGGTCTTTTGTAAGATTTTCTAAATCAGAAACATTATAATGCTTTAGAGCTTTTACTAATCTTTCTTGAGGAAATTCAACAGAGATTAATAATTCTTCAACATAAGCCATCAAATCAAGTCTGTTTCTTGGCTGTTCTACATCCGCAATTTCCGCAACGTCGGCAATTACTTTTACTGGTTCGTTAATAGGCTTTTTAACTAAGTCATTAATAAAATCTTTAGCTGGTTTTTTGGCTGCTGGCGTAACGTCAATATAATCCCTAGCTTCTTCTGCTGGTTTAATGCCTCGCAAAGCATCGGCAAAAGTATCACGCAACGCATAACCTCTAGCACGCATTTGTAGCATTCTTTCGGGATATTGAGACCAAGGCCCTTGTTTGCCCCATAAACCGGCTTTTTTGGCTTGTTCTGCGGTAAATACACTAATATGCTCGGGATGTCCTTTTCGTTTAACTACGCATTGATACCCTATGATTTTATTACTTTCTAATATTGGTGTTTCGGTTATATATTCATAATGTGGGTGTCCCTGAACAACAGCCAAAAGACCATCACCATACATGCAAGGTTTACCGTTAATAACTGCTATATCTTGAATAGCTTGAATTGTTGGTATGCCTAATTGCGCCCCCATCTCCATGGCTATAAGTATATCCATTGGTTTACCACTATAACCTTTAGGTATCATGGTGGATTTTGCTAAATGCTGGGCCATTTCGTGATAATGTTTAAAGTTTTTAGATGAAAACAAGCTGTTGTCATCGGTTACTTTAACTAAGTTTTGTTGATTAACATTTGTTGTTAATTCGTTTGACATTTTTTATATCTCCTGTTGATCGTTCAAAGCCCACGCCGGTACATTTAAAAACTTTGTTTCATATCCTGGCCATTCGTTTTTTTCCATACATTCAGCAACACCCCACATTAATTTATTAAAAAGCATAATTCCGTAATCTATGGCTTGTATATCTAACGTGTATATTGCAACCATGTTAGGCCGTTTTTTTTCAACAGCAATTATCACAAAAGCATTCATTTCTAAACCTAAAGATTTTAAAGCACAATCCATCATGCCAGCTTGAATAAAATAGCCGTAATCAATTGCTGAACGTTGAAAACCTCTATAACTTGCGTCATCGGTTGTTTTTAAATCGCCAACTATATGACCTTTCCAAATGTCTGGTCGTGCTTTACATTGAATACCTGTTTGTTCATGAGTAAAAAAAATAGATTGTTCTATTTTAGAATCTTTCAAAATAGATTGTGCTATTTCATGATTGCTAACTGATTCAGCCATAAGACTAGCGATTTTTAAATCTTCACTTTTAATGATAGTTTTACCTGCTGAATTGCGTTCGAATGCCGCAAGAGCTTCTTTATTTATGTAAGATTGTTTTTCGCGCTCTGCTTTTTGTCTATCATATTCCGCTCGCCCCAAATCTTTTAATAATCCAACTTCTGGCAATTTATCAAGTTCGGGATAAATCCAAAATCTGTTTGATAGTTCTTGTGGTTCTAATATTGCGGTATGAACCAATTCACCTAAAATCATTGCTGGTGTAGGTTCTTTTGTTTCTGCTAATCCGCTTAACTTATTGTACCAATAATGATATGGTGTTCTCCTAAAATCCATTAAGTTACTGCGCGATATAGCATCACTAGCATGATAAGCTTCGCTACTGATAGCATGTACCCCATTTAAAAACTGTGTCATTGTGTAATCTCCTTTGTTTTACTCAATCATATTATATGCAAACATCTTTACTCTGTAAACAGTTTTGCATATAATAATTAAATAACAAACAGGGAGATAATAAAAAATGACACGGGATGAACTGAATACTAAAATAAAATCAGTTATTAAAAGTAATCTTGTTAGTTATAATTTGGAGTCATCAGCTATAGAATTAATTACGCAAAATATTTTTAATGATATTTATAATTTAGATCCTAAAAACTCATGCGATCATGCGTTTGATCAAGATTCATGTTTACTAAAATTTTGTACTAAATGTGATTTTTTACCAGAATGGGAACAATAGAAAGGTGTTAAATGCTTAGTGTAGGCCAAGAAGTTTGGATAATGTACAAGAAAAAACCTGAAAAATGGCGTGTTGTTGAGCCTGATTATAATTGGATGGGAAATAAATTTATCAAGCTTAGAAAAAACAACGATTTTACTTTAACAACTTTTGATAAATGCTTTCGTACAAAGGAATCTTGCAAGTAATGTAATATAATTTTACACTCGCATTACGTTATCTCCTTATAACGTTAAGCCCCCGTTTCATCAGACTGGGGCTTATTTTTCGCTTTTTTAAAAAATCTTTTTTCATCGGGCCACCAGTTAATAAATCCGTCTTTTTCCCATTTAACCCAAATGTACCCTTTTCCATCTGTTGCTATAACTTCACATGGTGAAGTATCGCCGTTTAAATGCACGTAACTTAGTTTATCCCCTATCTTGAACTTGTTCTTTGGCATCCTTTTTTTCTCCCCATCCACACCAGACACAAACACCAGAAGCAACAGAGCTAGCGTAGTTTTCAGAGTCACATTGAAAGCAATAAACCAAATAAAGTTTTCCGTCATTGCCAATAAAGTTTTTTCTATACATCAATTGTTCTTCTGGAGTTAATATCTTTTTAGTCATTTTGGTTCCTTTATTTGTGAGGGTACCAAATTTTCTTTTATTTCTTTAATGTCTTGGCACAAAGATTGCATCATTTTTTCAATCGCAATCATCGAATTAATAGCATCTGTCAAAGTATACAGTTGTGGTTTTTGATTATAATAAACTTCATATTCTTTCATTTGATTTATCCAAAATAATTATAGGCTGTTTGTCTTCTTCTGGTAGTAGATGCACTTGATACGAATGTCTTTTATTCGGATCATAGGTTTCTAAAAATGATTGCATTGCTTTACTTATAGGAGTTTCTACAATAAATTCACCAAACGTTTTTTCGAAATATTCCCAAACACTAGTTAAAATGCCTTTGTTTCTTTCGTAAGGATGAAGCCAGATCCACTGTAAAGCCCAATGTGGCGGCAAGTCAATAAAGTGAGTTCGGTATCTAAAAACACATGCGCCGGTACAAATCATATAATTATCATAATCGGGTTTTGTGAACAAAAAAGGCTTTGTTATTGCGTCTTCATTAAACTTTTCGGTAAGTCTAGTATATTGAACAAAATCATATTTAAACTCACGCTGAAAATATCGGGCGATTGTTTCGATTGCTTTTTTTTGTGGTGCTGTTCCACCGCAATAAGGGACGTAAGTTAAGTTATAGGGAGTGTAATCTAATATGTTATCTTCTGGTTCAAATACATATTTTGTTAAAAAACTTTCTTTTACTCTTGGTGTTTTAATTAAATATCTATCAGCTTTCATCTTCATCAATTAACTGTTTAAGTCTCTGTGACAAAGCTTCCAATGCTTGTCTACGAGTAGAATATACGCCGTGTCCTTCAAAGCGTGAAATTTCAGAATCACTAACTATGGTTTTTGTACGAATATAAATATCTTCTGGAAATATAAAACCGTATTCACAAATACTAATCGTAAAAATATTATCACCGATTTTAAAATTGCTCATAGTCATCAATCTCCGGTTCAAAAAATTTTCTTACGTCTTGCAATGCTTTAATATATCCCTCGGTGTACATGGTTGGATATGTTGTATCATGATCTTTTTGTGACAGTTTAACTAATCGTTTTTTGCTGTCTTGTATAGATTCATCTAGCCAATGATAAAAAGCACTAAGCATGATATGCACACACTCCCATAACCACAATCCAAGCTACTGCAATCACAGTAATACAAATTATTGCAACATTGTTATTCAATTATGATTACCTAATTTTATTTCTGTTTTTGTTTTCGACATAACATCGAACGCCATAACCAAAGAAACCACCGCCGATAAATACAGATAAATTCAAAACCAGCATTGACCATATATCAAACATGTTTAATTTCCCATTAAAAATCGACACGTCAAAATAACGTGTCGACTGTATAAATATCACTATAGTTTATCAATAGACTTTGCTAGCTCTATTGTTTTGTTTAATCCGTCTTTGTCAAAAGTTTTACTTGCGCATTCTAACTTTCTAAAGAAAGTCTGATCGAACCATTCAACGTTATAAACAAATCCTGACTGTTCATTTCCTACAGCTTCAACTATAGTTACTTTGCCATTAACTAAATTTTTTGCGTCTTCTTCCGCAATAACAATAGCACCATGACTAAGTTTTACATTGTTTTCGCTGTAAGCACAGTTTGCAAACTTGCTCTTAAAGTATTCCATAACACCAACCCAACCTTGACCCTTGATATAAGTAAGATAGGGGGCGAATCCATATACTTTTTCTGTGTCTGATTGAGAAACCGGAACAAAAGTATAGGCCATTTTTATTTCGTCTATAGAGTGCTTTAAATCGTCTGATTCAGCGTTAAAACTTACAGTCTGATTTTTATAAGCTTCTTTAGTTATGTTATCTATGTTTTGCAAAAACTCAGCACGTTCGTTGTATTGCTCAGCATAACCAAGTTTAGCTACTTGTTTTTTTATTTTGTTTCTTTCGTCTTGTCCTTCTGCGTAACCTTTCATGGTCGATAAAGGACGAACAGTTATACCACCATCAGGAATTGGAACACCTTGTTTTTCAAAATGTTCACGCGCCCATTGTAAATTAGCTTCTGGAATTTCTGCGGCAATGACATTAACAGCAGCACCAGCAATAAAAGCAGCTATCAGTTTTTTTTTCATTTTATTTTTTCCTTATTAATGATCCCACCAACCGTCGTAAATATCACAATCAACAGCAAATGTGATAACGTCTAAAGCTTCCCGTTCATTAGGCAAACCATGCGGGTGGTAAAAATGATATCCTGTAACCGTCCATTTATCGCCTCTTGAGCTATATGCTTCAGTAGCATGATACGCTGCAGCTCTCCAAGTTAAATTGGTTCCAGTATTTAAAATATGTACCGGCTTTGGGTGGTTAGCATCAATCATATGATGACTTTCAACTCTCCAATAATATGAGTGCCCAAAATGCCAAGTAACCGATTCGTTGAATCCCGCACAATTAGCTCTACTATGAGCAGTTGGCGCAACCATTCCCGCATGAGCGGCTTGAATCCCTCCTAATAACATCCCAGTTATTAATAATCCACTTTTTACACGTTTAAACATTATCTACTATTATCTCCTTATGTTATTTTTAATTTTCACAAGCCTCATAGTTAAGACAGCCCTTTTGTGAACTATCGTTAATTATGATTTCTCCTATAACATCATCGGTGTTATAGGTCTTTGAGCCACAACTACATAGCAATAAACAAGCAACGAATAGCAATCCTTTCATTTTTTTAACTCCCAAATAATTTCGAATAAATTTCTTGAGGTGGTTTCCATATG